TAAGAGTCGAGAGTGAAAAGCAACGCTTAACCGCGTTGCTTTTTGATTGCGGAATTTCGGAAAAACGGATGGCGGCATTAGACCCGGTGCTGGACAATGTAGCTTGGATGCGGGTCAAGCTTGATGATACCAGAGATGACATCAAGAATGCTAAAGTTGTCATCGCGCACGAAAACAAGCTGAAAAAGAATCCACTCTTTGAGGGATATGAGGCTTTGTTTAAGAGTTATATGTCAGGAATAAGAGAGATCCTGACACTACTCCCGGAAGAACAGGCCGTCATCGTTGAGGAAGATAAGCCGAAAACAGTATTAGAACTCATGAGAGAAAAACATGATAGGAAATCAAAAGCCGCGAGTAACGGTTGAGCCGAGTCGGTTGTCCACAGATGGACGCGACGCGGCTATTTTAATGTCCGAATACGGATATAGCTTGGATGAGTGGCAACAGGACATTCTTGATTGCTGGTTAGGAAAAGATGAACAAGGCTATAACGTCACGTCGGCGGGGCTATCTATCCCAAGGCAGAACGGCAAAAACGTTTGTCTTGAGGCGAGGGAGTTTTTCGGGCTTGTGGTCAATGGGGAAAAGATACTCCATACGGCTCATCAGGTGCGAACATCGAAAAAATCGTTTCGTCGACTGGTACAGATGTTTACGGATAAGAGGCATCCAGAGATAGAGGCCATCGTCAAACAGATCCGATACACCAACGGTGAGGAATGCATAGAGTTAGACAACGGTGGAGTCATTGAGTTTTCCGCGAGATCCAGACAGGCCGCGCGAGGCTTTGATGGTATTTCGCTTGTGGTATTCGATGAGGCTCAGGAGTTGACCGAAGATCAGGTCGAGGCAATCATGGCTACGCTTTCAGCGTCGGCTACAGGAACACGACAGTTGATTTATACTGGTACTCCCCCATACCCCGGCTGTCCGGGAGACGTATTCCGACGAAGAAGAACAGTTTGTTTAACAGATCCCGGCAAACATGACGCGTGGCACGAATGGGGTGTCTCAGGGGACTCCATAAATGACATTGATGTCACCGATACAAAGCTGTGGTACGAAACCAACCCCGCTTTAGGTATCAGACTTTCAGAAGATTTCACGACAGAGGAACTAAGGTCGATGTCCCCTGATGGTTTCGCGCGAGAACGGCTTGGATGGTGGTGTCCACTGTTAGAACATAAAGAGGATTATGCGATCCCGGTAGACGTTTGGGATGCCTGTAAATCGGACGATTTAAAGCCCGATGGGCGAACGGCTTATGGGGTGAAATTCTCAGCGGATGGATCTGTTGTTTGTCTCTCAGGAGCAGTTATACCTCCTGTTGGGGCGGCAAGGATCACAATGATAGACATAAGGCCGACCGGGTTGGGTACAAACTGGTTGGCTGAGTGGTTGAATCAAAGATATAACGTCGCTTCATGCGTCGTTATTGACGGACGGAACGGTGTCGATGTCTTAATCGACAAAATATCGAACACTTGGAAAATGAAAGGGTCGGTCATCCGACCAAACGCGCGTGACGTTATAGCGGCTGTGGGGATGCTTACAGACGCGTTAAACGAACAGGCTGTAAGTTGGTACTCCCAACAGACAGAACTCCGAGAAAGCGCCATAACGAGCGTAAAACGGCCTATAGCAGGCGGGTGGGGATTTGGAGGGGATAATTCGACTCCGATCGAGTCGTGTGCGCTTGCTTTTTACGGAGCGAAAACGTCAAAGCGCGACCCAAGTAAAAAAATGAGGATAGGTTGATGAACATAGCTATCTCAGCGGGGAATGTGCTGGGGCTTGGTGAGCGTGAACAGGAAATGCTCACGGAACTCATTGAGGTATATCAGTACCATTACCCCAAAAATCAAACAAAAAACAAATACTATGAGGGCAAGGTTACCTTAAAGGAGGTCAATTTAGGATTGGCTCTCCCGGACGGAATCAAGAACCTTGAGATCGGATGCGCTTGGGGCGCGAAAACGGTCGATGTGTTGGCCTCGCGGTCGATGTTTGACGGATTTGTCGACTCAAACGGTGAGGCCGCATCCGTACTGGAGGGTGTAGTCCGGGGGAATAACCTGATCGCGCAATACAACAAGGCCTGTCGGGATGAATTGAAGTATGGTTGCACGTTTGCGACCCTCTCAGCCGACAAGGATCTTGGATGCAAAATCAGATTCCATACCCCAATGACCGCCGCCGCACTGTGGGACGGTGACAAAGGCCGTATAAGGTGCGGTTTTGCCATTATCGACAGTGTCCCGGATGAGTCCGAAAAGGACGTATGGACTCCCTCTCTCATCAACCTTTACACGGATGACGCTATATGGGTTATGTCGAGGAATGAATACGACGCATGGAAAGCTGAAAGGATGCCCCACAGGATGGGACGGCCTATGATGGAGGCTTTCGTGTGGAATGCGACCTCTGACAAGCCTTTTGGACGTTCACGGATCAAAGAGCCTGTCAGGCGGCTTATCCAAGGGTATGTGAGGACGATTGCCAACGCTACTATTGGGTTGGAATTCTCTACAAGTCCTCAGAAATACCTTTTAGGTGTCACGGATGAGCAGTACGACGTAGTTGTTAATCAAAAGTTTAAACAGTACGTCGGATCTATCATCGCATCGACTACGAACCCGGATACAGGCGAGAAACCGTCATTCGGACAGCTACCACAGGGCAATATTTCCCCTCACGTTGAGATGATAAGAGTCTTAGCCACTCAGTTTTCGGCGGCAACAGGCTTGACAGTCACTGATACAGGAGTGGTTAACGATGCCAACCCAACCAGCGCGGACGCTGTCTTGGCTCAGTCTCAGACATTGGTGTCAATGGCAGAACAGCTTAATGTGTCTAATGGCGATGCTCTCAACACTGTGGCAAGAATGGCGCTTGCGATCATGAACAATACCACGTTGGAGGGTTTGACCGATGAGCAGAAAGACGTTGTCGCACATTTCAAGAACCCGGCAATGCCGAGTGTAGCGGCAACGACCGACGCGGCGATCAAGATTGCATCGGCTCGACAGGGATTCTCTGATACGGATGTCTTTTTAGAAATGTTAGGTTTCTCTCCCGCCGACATGAGGCGAATCAAGTCTCAGGAGCAGAGGGCGAGGGGAATGGCAATGCTTGAGGGTACGTGATGGAGATCTCATTAAAGGATTGGGAGACTTTTATCGGTCGAATGTCCAAACTCTCCAAGGATGCCTCAGACCAAATGATTGAATACATCCGAAAAGGCGGCGGCTATGCCAACATGGATGTTAAAGAGGTCATCGGATACGCTACGGCATTGGCTCAAAAGTACGGTGAGGGCGCGGCAACGTTGGCGGCCTTGATGTATGACGCGGTGGCTGAGTTAAGCGAGGTCGTGTTACCAGCGGCTGAGGTTGCTGAGACGGTTACCTATGGAGAAATGGCAAAAGCTATCCAAGGCGCGGCAAAGTACACGGACAATGATGAGTACTTATCTTCCATCGTTGGAAGATTTGTAAAGCGTACCGGGGCTGACACTACTTTGAAAAACGCAATCAGGGACGGCGCTGAGTTTGCTTGGATACCCCACGGAGACACTTGTGCCTACTGTATTGCGCTTGCCTCAAGGGGATGGAGACACGCGTCATTTGATGCCTTGTATAAAGGCCATGCGGAACACATTCACTCAAACTGTGACTGTATGTTTGCGATAAGGCACAACCCAAACACGGAGTACGTCGGATACGACCCGACATACTACAAAAAGCTTTATGACGGTGCTGAGGGCAAAACATCTGTCCAGAAGATCAACGCGTTAAGACGTGAGTTTTACGCTGAAAACAAGGAAGAAATCAACGAGCAAAAGCGGAGCGCATACGAAAAACGCAAGGAGTTAAATGAATCATGGACAGAGGAACGCAATACATGATCCATACGTGCCTTGAGCGCGAGTGGTACGTCGTTGAATACTTGATTCCGTCTATGGTCGAACAGGGGATACCCGAGGAAAATATCGAGGTATGGCTGGACAAAAATCGCGACGGAAATCTGTTGTCGTGCATGAAATGTTTTGCGGAGTGCGGAAAGAGATTCGCCGGGCGCTGGCATTTACAGGACGATGTAGTCATTGCCCGGGATTTCCGGGAGCGGACAGAGAAACATGACGAGGGAATCGTTACAGGATTCTTCCATCGTGAATGGCAACCGCTTACGCCGAAATTTGGCGACGTTCCCGCCGTATTTATGTTCAACTCGTTTCAATGTATCCGCATCCCGGACGCAATCGCGGGAGGGTGTGCGGATTGGTTTTTCAATGACGCTATGTACCGCGAGGCCTACGAGCCAGCGGTAAGAGTCAACAAGATGGATGACTCCGTGTTTTATGACTATATACAAGAGGTACACGGAGACATTAAGGTGACAAACCTTGCCCCATCATTAGTTGACCATGTTGATTATCTGATCGGAGGGTCGGTTATTAATAGCAATCGAGGCCATGAGGCGCGTAGTGACGCGTGGTCGGACAAAAGCATTGTAACAGATCTTGAAGATAAATTAAGGCAACGTGTGCCTTAAACACGGATTTACTCTCAGGAGGTTAATATGAGCGAAACTGTGAATCAGGTAGAGGAAGTTGTTGAGGAAAGAACATTTAGTCAGGCAGAGGTCGACGCTATCGTCGGTGACCGCCTCAAAAGGGAGCGGATGAAATATGCCGATTACGACTCCCTCAAGGAAAAGGCAACGAAGCTTGACGAAATTGAGGAGGCCAATAAGTCCGAATTGCAGAAAGCCACGGAAAGGGCTGAGGCATTACAGATGGAACTCAACAAGATTACAAAAGCAAACGAGATCCGCAATATGAGACAGAAAGTCTCTGAGGAGACTGGAGTCCCGGTGTCACTCATCACAGCGGAGAATGAGGATGAAGCAAGGAAACAGGCCGAGGACATTGTGGCATTCGCGCGTCCGACTGGTTATCCGTCGGTAAAAGACGCGGGTGAAGCGCGTCCCGGCAAACCTACCACACGGCAACAGTTTGCTGAATGGTTTGGAAACTTAAGTTAATCAATTACCGGGTGACGGTTGAGTCACTCGCTAACCTGCAAAAGTTACAGGAGGTTTATTTTTATGGCAACTGGTACTGCTACCAACAGATCAAACATCACACTCCCGGTTGACGTATCGAGAGAAATTTTAGCTAAAACTCAGGAAGAATCCGCGATCATGCGTCTCGCTCGTCAGATCGAACTCCCCGGCAGAGGTACTTCCATCAATGTCATTACCTCTGACCCTGAGGCATCTTGGATCGGTGAGACAGCCGCAAAGCCTGTTTCTGACCCGGGACTTACGACTAAGGTCATGTCCGCTTATAAGCTGGCTGTGATCGTGCCGTTCTCCAAGGAATTCCGCAGAGACGTAAGCGCTCTGTATGACGCACTCGTTGAGAGACTCCCGCGCGCACTTGGAATGAAATTCGACTCTACTGTTATCACTGGCTCTGCTCCGGGATCAAACTTTGACGTACTGTCATCTTGTACGGCTCAGTCCATCTCCAGCAATGCTTACAGCGGCCTTGTGGCGGCATCTACTGATATCGCCAACCACGGCGGTAACATGAACGGAATCGCCCTTTCTCCCGCTGGTAAGGGCGTACTCCTCGCGGCTGAGGATACAACCCATCGTCCGCTGTTCATCAACAATGTCGCTGAGGGCGCTATCCCGGTCATCCTTGGATCTCCTGTTACGATCACTAAGGGTGCGTATAAGGTCGGCGCGGCTACTTCTGGCACGACCCCGGCTGTCCCGAACATCGTCGGTGTAGCTGGTGACTGGACTCAGGCGCTTTACGGCACTGTCGAGGGCGTTGAGATCACTTACTCTGAGGACGCTACCCTCCTTGATTCCAATAACAACCCGATCTACCTTTTCCAGCAGAACATGTTCGCTGTGAGAGCCGAGATCGAGCTTGGTTTCCGCTGTGATACAGATTGCTTCAATCTGCTCACAACCGCTTACACCGCATGATTAATTTCATCAACAAAGTAACCGGGACGGAAATGTGGGTCGCGGAAGATAGAGTTGAGGAATATAAGGCGGCGGGGCATAAACCCGCCGCTGAACCCACAGAAAAGCCCAAGAAAGCTAAGAAAGGCAAATAACATGGCATACGCTAACCTTTATGACGTGTCATCAAGAATGACGCGACCAATGGAGGACAATGAACAGGCTTTATGCACTACTCTGTTGGACGATGCGGCTGTCCTCATTGACCTTACAAATACCACGGCAAGCGATGAAGTTAAAAAAATCGTCTCCTGTCGGATGGTGATAAGGGCATTGAGCGATAATGACGGTTTTCCGGTAGGCGCGTCTCAGGGTAGTATGTCAGGCCTTGGATATAGTCAGAGTTGGACTATGAGTACCAACGGCTCAGTCGGTGAGTTGTATTTGGCAAAGAGCGAAAGAAAAATGCTGGGTGTGGGAAACTCAATAGGATCTCACAGCCCGGTCGAGGATCTGACATGATTAAAGGAATGACCATTCAGTTAGTCAATCAGACGGTGGTGGAGACTGATCCATTCGGCGCTCCTGTCGTTGATGAGGTTTTGGAGGATGTAAAGGACGTTTTGGTCGGACAACCGTCAACCTCAGATATCAACGATTCAATCAACCTCTATGGTAAAAGGTGCGAATACAAATTGGGTATCCCAAAGGGTGATACTCATGATTGGGTCGACAGGATCGTTATCATCCGTGGCGAAAGATATCGCACATTCGGTTATCCCGAAAGGGGTGTGGATGAAAACGTCCCATTGAGATGGTTTCAGAACGTCAAGGTTGAGAGATATGGGTCGGTTTAAGATTGAACTAAACCATGATGGCATTGACCAGTTGTTAAAGTCATCGGCAATGCAGTCCATGCTAAGAAGCCGGGCTGAATACATTGCTGGTAAGGGCGGCGAGATCACCGTCTATGTAGCACCGACACGAGCGGTCGCGGAGGCATACGGAGACAACAAAAACAATGCCATGATAAAAAGGATGGGGTCG